CTTCGGCTTCGCCGTCTGCGGTCTGTTGAATTGCATACCAGTGGCGACTCATTGCGCTTGCTGCGGTGTCAATGCGCTGCCGTTGTTTGTCGGCGGTGCAGGGTTGGGACTGAAGGTGGCAATGCTGTCGGCGCTGATGCCAAACTCTGCGGACAAGTCGGCCAGATACTTGGCCTCAACGGCGCGCTGGCGGAGTTGGTCTTTCCACTCGAGGCCGCGCTCGCTGTAGTCCTCGGAGTAAGTGCGAAGGCCGGCGCGGACATCGTTGAGGTTGGCTTGTGCTTCGCGTCCGTAGTCCACGGACGCAGCCGCCGGGCGCTGCCATTCGACGCGCCACCAGTTTTCGTTCTGCGGGATGAGGCCGCGCTGCATTGCCAGCGTAATCGTGTGCGCCCAAACGCGGGAGCACAGGCGGTCGATGAGCAAGGCTTGGCGTTGCTCAAAGGTGCGTTGGGCGCGGACGAGCACGGCGCGCAGGGCCGCGCCACCCGCATCGGCGGGGCGCGCGGCAAATTCCCAGGGGACGCCGATATTGAGGCAGACTTCGCGGAGGAGAAGGTCGCAGAAGTCGCGGAAGTTTTGCGTGGGGCGGTTGGATGTCCACGAGATCAGGTCTTCGCCCATGCCGAGACGAGGGATGGCGCCGCCTGCGTTTCCGAGGCTTTCGACGGTGACTTCGCTGTTGTCCTGGGCGTTGACGCTGGCGGTGGATTCGCCGAAGAAGTCGGCCCCCTGCGGGTTGCTCGACTTGATGGCGAGGGCGATGTAGGAGGAAATTTTCAGCGCCATTTTTTCAAACGAGATGGCGTCCGACACATCGCGGAGGTGGTTGATGGACGGGGCGAGCGGCGTGACGTAGCGGAGTTCGTCGCCTTGGCTGGCCTCGCCAACGTGGATGAGTTGCTGCGCGGGGATGTCCTCAAAACGCTGCGCGGGGTCAACGCCGTCGCCGACCAGGTGGCGGTAGAAGATGGGGCGTAGCTGCGGATTGACCACCACGCCGTCGATGATGTTCTGCGCGCCTTCGCGGGCGGTCGGGTTGCTCGGCTCGTAGATCGAGGAGCGGGCATCGCCGATGCGGTGGGCAAGGATGAGTTGCAACGCGGGATACCCAGTCGATTGCGCGGTGGCGCGGAAGAACACTTCGCCGTCGCGGTCGATAGCGACCGAGGCGATGCGCTGCATCTCGCGCCAAGTGTATCGGCCTTGGATGTCGGCCACCCGGCTCCATTGCTCAAAGAAAGTTTCGGCGGCATTGTCCCATGCTTCATCGCCGCTTCGGGCCTGCGGGCGGATGCCTGTGCCTGTGGCGTATCTGGCCTTTTCGCAAATCAGCCCACGGACAAAGGGCATGTTGTTATACACCCAGCGCGAGAGCTTCATCAGCCGCTCGCGGTCGGCGCCAGATACGTCGATGTGGCTGTCGGTCGCGGTGGCGTTGTAGGGGAATCGACGCTGAATCGAAGGCCGCGCGGCGTCGTAGCTCTGGGCCTTCGGGTTAAAGGCGCGGGTGACGAGTTTCCAGCGGTCGGCTAATTTCATACAAGCGGGTAGTTGAAGGCCATGATCGCGGTCTTGTTGGTCTTGCGTGTCAGCCAGAGTTCCAAATTGGCGGCGCTGAGATCCTTAATCTCTTTCCAGCAATAGAACGCCAGATCCGCGACGGTCCCGGCGGTCTGGTCGGGCGGGAGCGAGTAGGAATAGCTCTTGCCCCCCATGCTGGCGCTGACAAGAACGCGCCCGCCCTCCTTGGCGACGGTGAAGTTGTTGGAGGCGATGGCCTCAAGCGCCGCGACCGTCTTTGTCGAGTCTTTGTTGTTGGCCACCCAGACCGAGAATACAAAGGAGCGCGGAGACATTGCTCACGCGCGGCGGTGTCAATTGGTGGGCTCGTCCAGCTTCGGCTTGATGATGTTGCCGTATTCGGCCAGCGCCAGAATCATCAGTTCGCAATCGAGCATATGGTCAGGACGGCGCCCGACTTGCTTCCAGATGTAGTTCTCTCGCCCCGTGAGCGGAGAGCGTTTGACCACTTTGCGGTGCGAATCAAGGTGCGCTTTGTATTCCTCGGAGGCGTCAGCGGCTACCGTCCACGCCGGGCCTTTGCCGCCGCGCAGCCATTCCAGCACGTCCTGCGCGGCGGGTGACGAGAAGAGCATGAGGAAATATCCGCGACGATACGGCTTGAGGACGGAGATGGCCTTGCGAAGCGTCTTGCCGAATTTCACGCCGTAGCCGTCCGCGCGGTCTTCGCCCTTGGCCGGGATGTAGCGATTGCGGAGGCAGACATCGAGCACCTCGTCGGTGCGGAAGCCTGAGTCAACCACCACGAGCTTTGCCATCGTGCCGCCGATGTTGCGTTGCTGGTCGAGGCCAAGTTCCTGCACTTTAAACTCCAGATCCGCCCAGGTGGTCAGTCGGCCTTCGTCCACAAGTTTGCTACTGCCGTCTTTGGCGAAAGCGCGACAGGCGAAGTAAAAATGATCCTGCTGCACGTCCACCGCCATGATTCGCGCGGTGCCCTCCTCTGGTTCGGCGCGCAGCGCGTATTCGCCAACGGTAAGCGGGCGGGATTCGTCGGTCATGGCATCTTCCCACGGCTCGGCGAGGATGCTGTTCACAAAATCTTGCAGGCCCATAAGCGAGGACTTGTCTTGCAGGAATTTGACGGCCAGCGCGCCGAAGCTGCGACGAACCGAGTAAAGCGCGGACAAGTGGTAGCTGCGATGGCCCGGCAATGCGTTGGCGTTCTCCGCGCGCCATTCCCCTCCCCGCAGCATCTTGGTCTTGAGCGCGTCTGTGATGTGGCCGTTGCAATGCGGACATTCAAGGCGGGCAGTTTCGCGGACGCGCTTCAGATCCCATTGGTTCTGGTCAATGCGAGCGTCATCGTCCCACTTCATCATCGGCCATGAAAGCAGGGTCATCTCACCGCAATGCGGGCACGGCAACCAGAAGCGGCGCTGGTCGCCTTCCAGCCATGCCTTCCAGATTGAGCCTTCCTGAGTCGTGGGCGTGCTGGTCATCACGATCAGATGCATCGGGAAGGACGCCACGCGCTGCACGGCAAGTTGCACGGCGGCGGCCTCCTGCTTGGTCTTGGTTTTGTATTTATCCACCTCGTCCAAGCAGAGGAGCGAAATACTACGGCCCGCAAGGTTGCCGGGGCTGTTGCTGCCGATGAACCAGAGATGCATCCGCGCAAATGCTTGGTCGAGGTTCTTGAATTTGTCTTTGTTGCGCGGGAGTTGAGCGCGCAAAACCTCGTTGTCATCAATCATTACTTGCCAGCGTGACTCACTGAAACTCTGCGCGTTGGTCTGGGTATCCAGCACCCAGAGCGCGGGAGCCGGGGCGCGGACGAGGCGGTAGGCCATGCCTACTTGGATGGCCGTGCTCTTGGCCACCTGGGCGCCGCAGAGGAGCGCCATTGAGCGGACGCCGCTGGCGGGGTGGAAGCAGTCGAGCCACTCCCTCATGTAAGGGTAGCTACGGACGCGGAAGGGCCCGGGCGAGGACGTGAAGCGGGAGGAGAAGGAGAGGTTGGCCTCGGCCCACTCGGTGACGCTTTGACGCGGGTGCGGCACCCACTGCTGGCGCCACATGGCCATCGCCTTCTCGCGGCTATCTGGAATCCACTCGCAGCGCATGGCCGGTGTTGCTCAAGGTCGAGAAGACCTGCTCGAGGTAGTCGGCCACGGCGTCGCGGGCGAGCTCGGGGTCGTGGGGGTTGGCGGCCATGGCCAGGGCGCCGGGCATGGCCTCGAGGAGGGCGCGTAGCTTGCCCACCTCCTCCGCGATCACGGTTTGCACTTGGTCGCGGTGCATGAGGTTTTGCGCCTCTTGCTCGGAGCGCACGAGGTCGCGCTTGCGGATCTCGTGGGCCTCCTCCGCGTCTTTGACCGTGCGGCTGGCGGCGCTGCGTTCTTGAATTGTGCTGGCCCGCTCAAAGTCATTGACCGCGATGCGGCGGAGTTTGTCGGTGACGGCGAGATCGTCGGGCAGTTCGGGCAGGGCGGAGAGGCCGATGGGGACGGTGGGCTGGCTCACACGCCGGCCGCGCTTCTGTCCAAGATTGGCCGAGCGCCACTGTTGCGCCTCCTCGACACTGCCGGTGGGCATCCCTTTTTTGGCCAACTGCGCCACGGCCGGCTGGCTGATGCCCAGCGCCTTGGCGAGTTGGGTCTGGCTCATAAGCCTATAAGCATCTGTCAACGCTTATGGCTCGCATAAACAAACCGATCTGTATCGGGCACT